ATTAATGATTCTTCTTTAAATTCTCAAATAGACTATTCTCACTCTACGTCTATTTGGAACAATATGAATTCAAGTTCACATGGTTTATTTGAAAGTCCATATTTTATGTGGCAAAACCAACATGAAGTTACGTTAGATTTACTTAAAGACGTAAGAAAAGATTTTGTCACAAAAACCCCTCCACCCACAAAGTTTGAAACAATAGATGCTTCTGTAACATCATTGATTGACTTAATTAATATAGTAGATAACAATGAATACCGAACAGATACTGAATATAATATTGATTTGAAATCGTTACATAATATCAAGGCTGAACTTATTGATTTGAATAATATGATAGGAATGGAAAATATGAAACAATCTGTTGTAGACCAATTGCTTTATTTCGTTCAGAACTTGCATATAGGTAAAGATTCTGGAGATTTTAAACATACTGCTATCTATGGACCACCAGGAACTGGTAAAACAGAGATTGCCAAGATTATTGGAAAGATGTATTCTAAGATGGGCATATTAAAAAACACTATTTTTAAGAAGGTTACGCGTAGTGATTTGATTGGTGGTTATTTAGGTCAGACAGCTATTAAAACAAGAAAAGTAATTGAAGAATGTATGGGTGGTGTTCTTTTTATTGATGAAGCATATTCACTAGCAAATGGAGAAAGAGAAGATAGTTATTCTAAGGAATGTTTGGATACGATTTGTGAAGCGTTGAGTGACCATAAAAATGATTTTATGGTTATTATTGCTGGGTATGAAGACGAACTGAATGAAACCTTTTTCCGTGTGAACAAAGGCTTGCAATCAAGGTTTATTTGGCGGTTTACTATGGATGAATATAGTTCGCCAGAATTAATGAAGATATTTAAGAAAAAGGTGGCTGACCAAGAATGGCAGTTTGAAGATGATGAACAAATTAAAGAGCGTTGGTTTACTGAGCGAAAGGATAATTTTAAGAGTTTTGGACGTGATATGGAATTGCTTTTTACGTATACTAAGGTGGCTCATGGACGAAGAATATATGGTAAAGATAAAGAATGTCGTAAGAAGATTACGTTGGACGATATGAACAAGGCATATGATGTATTTTTGAAGAATAAGAATATTAAGAAACCAAAGATTGTTTTTGGATTATATACTTAACAAAAATCTTTATTATTATATATGTTGTCAAAGCTAAACGAAATTAGAAAAAACCTCTTTACGAGAAATAAAACACAAGACGCACTGGTTAAAACGCAATATACTACTGATGAACTATATGAAAAGTATAATAGGTTTTACGAACTGATTGTAGAAAGAGCAGACAACCTTGAAAAATATGAAGAAATATTGTTATTAAGGAAGCGTATTGAACAAAATGAAACAAATGAAAAATATGATGAAAAACGTAGAGACGTAAATAAAAGAATTTTACTGTCTCGGTTATACTACTTAGATCCATTAAACGAAATATATAAAAAATGTGAGGAAGAAAACGAAATGCGCAAGTTGTTGGATACACTTTCAGAAGAAGACAAAAAAAAACTTAATGAAAAAATTCATACCGAAGAAGAAACTGAAGTAACACGGGAAATAAACCATTATAAAGAACGTCAAAAAGATTTTGATAGTATGGGCTTTGCTACTACTACCAATGCAGGTGGTTCAAAGAAAAAACGTAATAAACGTAGAAAATCTAGAAAGAAAATCATTAAAAAATTAAAGAAATCAAAGTCTATAAAGAAACGTTAACATTTAGGAACAACAATAATTAATGAGTCTACATATTCTTTTTGTAGAGATGTAAATATATAATATATATTTAAATCAAGATGTCGGAACAAAAGAAAATAAACATAGGGTATTAAATTATTAACGCCGTCTTTTGCTGCTATTTTTAAAGCGCATGCGCTTATTTGATTTTTGTTTACGTGATTTTTTTAATGTTTTGATTTTTCCGCCTCGTTTTTTATTTTTTAACACATTAATTACCAATTTTAATTCAATTATGATGTCAACCGATTTATCAATTAATTCGTCATATTTCTCTTTATCGACTGTTAATGTCTTTTTATCAATACCGTTTTTTTTATCAAAGTTAGACCCGACTATTTCATCAAATTTTGGTCCTCCGACATGTTCTTTTATTAACTCGTATAACTTTTTATCAGCTGTCACAATTTTATCATAATAATCAATATTACTGGTGTTCCAGTTTTTAACACCTGAGTTTGCGATGGAACCCATATTTAATACTATTACGTTTCTAATATCTCTTGGTAAAACTTCAGACGCCATTAATGAATTGCATTTTTCTACTGAAAGTTGCAAAACGGAATGGTCGAGGAAAACTTCGTCAACTACCTGACCAGAACTGTTTAATGAATCGCCAATGGGTCCAGAAAACGTGTATATTGGAACAGGTTCAACACGTTCTACGCTTTTCTTTAATGTTTTTGTTTTAGTATAGCAACTGTAATGGTCTGGTATTCCTGTAACGTCAATTGATTCAATATTATCAGGAATTCTTATTGCGAGTATAGTTCCGTCTGCTTCTTCTGATTTCTCACCAGCTTTCTTATATGTGGATTTTTTCAATTGTTGGTTATATAAAAGAAAACCACTTCGCATTTTATCAACTTTTAAATCGCTCATGAAAACTAACCAATTTTTTCCATTAAGTTGATGAAGAGCACTTGCTATTTGCTGACCTATTTCTTCTCTAGATGATACTCCAGATTTTTCTTCAGTTATATTTGTGTCTCCACAAAACATACATATTTTTTCGTCTTTGGGAAGATATTTTTCTATGAAAGCCGAAATGGTTTTAGTTTCTTCTTTGCTTCCAATGGGTCCATCTCCAGATAAATGTATACTAGCAACTAAATCGCCATTTTCGTTAACAGGAACTAATTTATAAGGACCGGACGAAGGATTTGTTGCTTTACCAATAGACGTAGATGAAGTTATAAAACAAGTATCTTCTATAGAAGAAGATCCTTCTCCAACTAAACCTCTAATTAATTTTTGTTCATCTTGGCCGAATGGTCTATTAATTGTAACTTTTTTTTTTGCTTCTCCCATTTCACTTGCAAAGACTAAATTTCTGTTACCTGCTTTAAACAATCGTTCAAAGATTTGGTCAATTTTAAGATACTTTAATACGTCTTGACTTGGTAAATTAAATCCACCCGCAACTGAACAAGAATCTATAAATTCGTCGTCTGAGTATTTTTCTTTATATTTAGCTTTAATATCAGTTATATATTTACTAACTGAAGTCATTTTGTATATATAATGTCTAGAAAATAATAGTTTCTTTTCCTAAATTGTCTTTATTTAGGAACATTATTCGTTAATGAGTACCTATTCTTTTGGAGAGATGTAAATATATAATATATATTTAAATCAAGATGTCAGAACAAAAGAAAATAAATATAGATATGAATTTATTTAAAGTATCCAATAACAAAACTCGTAAAAAAACAGGTGAGAAAAAAGACGGCGCCATAAAGATAAAACAACCATCAACTAAGAAAAAGAACGAGACCCTTAAAAAGAAATCCATATTAAAAATGATACGACAACACCAACAAGAGCGTTATAGTAATCTGTTTGACGAAAAGAAACCAACCATAAAATCAGATGAATCCATTGGTTTTAATAAAGAATTTGAGGAGGCGCAGAAATTCATGCAGAATTTAACAGAGAAAACCACAGTTTCTACACCAAAGAACACTACATTGAAACAATATCCTACTACACAAACGAACTCTTTGTTGTATAGTCCTATTGTTGATACTTTCACCAATCCTATAAAAGAAGTTACTGGTAGTGTTATGAACCCAATGTCCATACATACCCAACCATCTATGGTTTTAAAACCAGTCTTTAACAATCCTATCCAGACAGCACCACAGTTTGGTTGTTTAAAAAATGGTCAGTTGCCCACTTATAGAAACTATATGAATAAAACACAGAAAGCTTTTCAACCACACATAAACATTGGAGGTGCACCAGGTGGCGTTAGTCCAATTCCTCCGCCAAAAACTTTTACTGAAACCCGAAATGAACATGTAGAAAACAGATTAAAAGAAAGTATGAATAGAGTAAATCAGATGAAACATGTTGAGGAAAAATTACAACAAATACGAAATTCTAAACCTAAAAAAATGAAGAGAAAGAAAACAATACGAAGAACGTACAAGGTGGGCAAATCAAAAATCGCACCAAAAGTGTCAGTATTGGTTTCAAATAAAACAATACGAAACAATATATCTACAAAAGCGCAGCTATTAAAACAAACGCCAATAGAAGAGGTTAAAAAACATTTAATAAAATGTGGTTTAATAAAAGTGGGAACAATAACTCCAAATGATGTGTTGCGTAAAATGTACGAAAGCTCGGTTTTGATGTGCGGTGATTTACATAATCATAATCCCGATAATTTGTTGTATAATTTCATAAACGGGCCTAAATGATTATAATTTCTTTGCGCTTATAATGTTTGGAAATAATCCTAGAATAGGTACTCTGTATCCATATCCAGTTACTTTATAGCTTTTTTCGGCGTCAAACTGAGTATACAATTCAGCGCTGTTAAAGAAGAGATAATAAAAGGAATTTGATACTGAATAAACCGTTCCGTCATGATCGGCAACTACGTTTGTTCCGTATTTTCCTCTCAAACTGTTAACTTCTTTTACACGAATTATCTTTTCAAACCGTGTTCCGTAAGCGTAAATTGCGTTTAATACTAAAAATGTCACAATAAGTATTATGTAATATTTATATTCGCCTAAATTAGAAATAATTGCTGATACAGATTTCATTTATATACTATACAACGTAATTATTTTATAACCTGACCAAAATAAAAATATTAGTAAATTCTATAGAATAATGGCAAGAGGCGGCTCAAGAGGTTCAATGGGTGGAAATGGAGGAATAGGAGGTACGGGCGTTTTTGGATTATTTGGTTCTACTGTAACTTGCAAAAGTGAAGACAATAGTTATTATTGTTGGTTCGTTAAATTTTTTAACGTGTTAATAATGTCTATTGTAATATTCTACATACTTTATTTAATTTATTATTTCGTTTTCCCTACGTTATTTAGTAAAAAACGTAGATAAATAAACTGTTTTAAAGTTGCTTGGAAGGAAGTACCCATGCTTTCAGAAACAAGAAAGAGACGGCAACACAACAAATTGTATTGAGGCAAAACAAACCATGGGTGTAGTGTGGTTTAACTATTATTTTTGCTGGTTTATTTTTTTCAACGCTTTTTTTGTATTCACCACGTTCCATAACGTTGTTTGACAAAAGTGTTCCGTTATCAATGTCTACAAAATGTCCATAATCATTCATTTCTGTTACTTCGTCGGCTAACATTTTCATTTATTATTTTTGTTATATTATATGAAAATATGTTTTAAATCAATTTTTTAAAACATATAAACCCATCTCTGCAAACATATATAGCCTAAATGTCCAAATCTAATAAAACATTGGAAGTTGAAGATAAATTGCATCAAGAATATGCAAGGTATAGCAAAGAAAACGAGCAAAAGTATGGTAAAAAAACTATGGTTCTTTTACATAATGGAAAATTCTTTGAAGTTTATGGAGTTCAATCATTAGAAACTGGAGAATATCAAGATAGCAAGATATTGGAGTTTTCAGATACATGCCAAGCCATAATTGCTCCAAGACCAGGCGTAATGGAAAAATTTGGAAGGGTGGTAATGGCAGGTGTTCCAACAGTGCAGTTGGATAAATATTTACAGATATTGCTTGATGCTGGATATACTGTATGTGTTTATTTACAAGAGAGTGAACAGGAGAAAGGCAAAAAATTCAAGCGTTATTTAGATAAGGTATATTCTCCTGGAACGTTTATTTCTTGCGAAACCGATATTTCTCCTAGGATTACAAATAATATAATGTGTGTTTGGATGCACTTAGCAAAACCTCTATCAAAGACAAGCGTATCTAAAATTAAGGATACTATTAGTTATGGAGTTTCGGTAGTTAATATTTTTACAGGAAAGTCTGCTATTTTTGAAAGTCAGAGTCCTTTTATTATGACGAATACTACATTTGATGAGTTGGAGCGTTATGTGTCTGTTTATAATCCCAGTGAGGTAATTATTTTATCCCCATTTGATAAAACAGACATACAAAAAATAGTTCAGTATACTGGTATAAAAACTCATACTATTCATAAAATTGATACAAGAGATGTCTCTAATCAAAAAGTAGTTAATTGCGAGAATCAACGATATATTAAACAGATTTTGACTTCTTTTTACAACGAAGAAACATTTGATTTATGCAGTGAATTTCATGAGAACATTATGGCAACCCAATCTTTTTGCTATCTATTGAATTTTATTCAAGAGCACAATCCAGACCTAGTACGAAAGATTAGCATTCCTACATTTAATAACACATCTTATAGAATGGTTCTAGCAAACCATACGCTCATGCAACTTAATATTATTGACGACGGAAACCACAATCATGGACAATATTCATCTGTATTGTCTTTTTTGAATAAATGCTGTTCGTCTATTGGAAAACGTAAATTGCAATATCAGATTACGAATCCCACATTTGATGAAGACTGGTTAAACCAAGAATATAATATGATATCAAAAACGCTTGATAATTATGATATGGTAGAGGCATTTCGCAAAATTCTATTAAAAATAAAGGATGTTGAAAAGATTATAAGACAGATTGTGATAAAAAAGATATATCCATCATCTATTGCAAATCTTTATAAAAGCGTTGATTGCGTTAGTCAATTAAATACATGTTTATATGAATTACCTGACATCTGTCATTATTTATGCAGTGAATTTAATCATGGTGAATCTTCTTATAACTATGTAGATTTAACTTGCTCAAAACTTACTGAATTTATAAACAATAATCTGGTTATTGAAAATTGCGAAAAGACTTCCTCAATGACTACCTTTGAACATAACATTATACAACGCGGAGTTTCTGAGAAATTAGATTTAGCGAATGATGAGTATTCAAAATGCAAAGATACATTTATAGCGATTCGTAATTATTTAAATGGATTAATGCAAAAAACCGAGAAATCACCGGACACTGATTATGTCAGTATGCAAAAGAAAGAAAAATCTGGTGAATATTTGCAGATTACAACAGTACGTTCAAAAAAATTACAGCCGCTTTTAACGGCGTTGAGCGGATTGAATAGTGCAACTAATGGAAAAATTATTCTAGAAAATAATGTTATGTTAAACCTTACTGAAATAAAATTCAAAAGCGCGGGTTCTTCTTCAAGTACTATGGATATTGAATCTCCTCAGCTTATTAAATTAAATAAACGAATGCTTGAATTAAAAGAAACAATTAATACATTGATTAGCGAAGCATATATGAAAGTATTGAATGAATTAGAAAATACTTGGCTCAACGATATTGAGAATCTAACAAACTATATAGCAAAAATAGACGTTCTTCAATGCAAGACATATTTGGCAAAACAATACAATTATTGCAGACCTGAGATTGATTCTTCCGTTGAATCTGCTTACGTAAATGTTAATGATATGCGTCACTGTCTTATTGAACATATACAACAAAATGAAATTTATGTTACTAATGATTTGTGTTTAGGACAGGACGAGAATGGTGTTTTATTATATGGAACAAACGCAGTAGGAAAAACAAGTTTAATAAGGGCACTTGGAGTTTCAGTTATAATGGCTCAATCTGGCATGTATGTTCCTTGTTCTAAATTTATTTATAAACCATACACTGCTATTTATTCCAGAATAATAGGAAATGATAATATTTTTAAGGGTCTCTCTACTTTTGCAGTAGAAATGTCTGAATTGCGTGTTATTCTAAAAATGGCTGATGCAAATAGTTTGATTTTGGGAGACGAATTGTGCTCTGGAACTGAAACAGAATCTGCGCTTAGTATTTTTTGTGCTGGTTTAATGCAATTGACAGAGAAACAATCATCTTTTATTTTTGCCACGCATTTTCATGAGATCCTTAACTTTGAAGAGATAACAAAATTAACTAGTGTTGTAACTAAACATATGGCGGTTTATTATGATAGAGAACTTGATTGTTTGGTTTATGATCGGAAACTTAAAGACGGTCCTGGACCTAGAATATATGGTCTAGAAGTTTGTAAATCGCTTTATTTGGAAGACGAATTTTTGGAGTTGGCATATGGTCTACGCAATAAATATTTTCCTGAAACGAAGGGGATTTTATCTAGTCCAACTACAGTGTACAGTGCAAGAAAATTAAAAAGTGTGTTGTGCGAGAACTGTGGTATTAATAAAGCAGAAGAAGTCCATCATTTACAGCAACAAAAAGATGCAAACGATAATGGTTTTATTGGAACGTTTCATAAGAATCATCCGGCGAATCTACAAAATATTTGCCAGGAATGTCATGATAAAATACACGCAAACAAAGACGCAAAAAAAGTTGTGCGTAAGAAGACAACTAAAGGGTTTAAAACACTTTAACGCTTATTGCCTTGGTCCGGCAAAGATATCATTGCCTTGGTCCGGCAAAGATATCATTGCCTTGGACAATTGCCATAACATTTGCTTTGATAATAATAAAAGTCTCTATTCGGTATTAATGTATTGCTATAATGTGATTTCATTTTGGGACCATTTTGGCTGCCACTTACGCATTTTGCGCCACCTAAAAGAACACAGCAACTAGTAGATGCACAAACATTAGGGTCCATATGTTGGCAAGCTTGCTCTAATTGGTCTGGATTATTTTTGTAGTAATTACACACACCGCCTTGAATTGATGACGTTTCAACCATTGGTTTTCCAATAAACATGTTCGCGGTTCTGCTTAAATATACGCTATCTTCATAATTCGGAACGTACGTTAATGAACCATAAACATAATCCTTGGGTTTGTAATAAGTTGGGGTAACTCCTAAACCAGTTGGAAGCATGGCTTTGGTGCTTCCGTCTTTTTCTCTTATGTATGAAGTCCCCGCAGGATTGCCATACTTGTCTTTTTCACCTGAATAATCATCGTGAAATTGAACATTTACATTATTGCTTATGTCATTATAGCCTTTTTTAAAGCCATCGTATTTATATTGGTTAGTGGAAACCTGATATTCGTTTACAGCAGTTACTGCGGCAACGCTGGGGTCAGGTGCAGGTGCTGCAGTTGCCTCTGTTGGAGTTTCCGCTGCGTATCCAGAAGGGGATCCTTGCACCATAGTCGCTTGTTGAGCGTCAGCTGCTACAATGTTTTGTTCGTTTTGTACTATGCCAGACATTCCAAGACCTTCTTTAAAATAGTAATTGTATAGTTCTTTAGCTAAATAGAATATTACAACAAACAATACTATTATGCTAAAAATATAAATCGGTTTAGACATTCTTTATAATATTGTAACATTTTGTTATAGATGAAAAATTGAAAATATATAAAAGAATATACGTATATTAATTATAGAGAACAATGATTATTCCAGTAAAGTGTTTCACATGCGGTATGGTGCTTGCAGACAAATATAGGTATTTTCAAAACGAAGTTAGAAAAATTAAACTATCGCAGGGAATGGATTTAGAAAAGGTCACGTATTTAACTAAAAACAAGGTAGATAAAACACCAGAGGGTACAGTTTTGGACGATTTAGCATTAAATAATGTTTGTTGCAGAAGACATATGTTGACGCATGTTGACATTGAATAGTCCCATCTCTCAATTTAAATAGGTTGATTTTTTTTATAGTTTTAATATATAAATGAGCAGGGCCAAGAATAATAGAAAAACAAAAGGAAAGATTGCTAATAAAAAAAGAAACACTCGTAAAAATAGAAAGGGGTCTCGTAAAATAAAAGGTGGTTGTGGTTGCAACTCTGGACTTATTAAAGGTGGCAATATAAATCCACCAAGTTTTGATGGGAATTTGCCCATTCGTTACTATTATGGTCAAAACGATTACCAGAATGACCCAACTGCACCAAATGCTATTGAAAGTGCCAGAAATTTACCAGGAATAATTAAAGGTGGCAAGAGACGTAACAATAAAAAGATAAAGGGTGGTGATATGTTGTTGGGTTCAGCATACTCAAATAATCCATTAGTATCATTTGGGACTATGGATGGCGCTAGAAACTCAGTTGATGTTTTGTATGGAAGCACAACCGTAAATCCTTCTGTTTATAACCAACCTACATTAAATGGTCATACTTCAAACAATCCACCTTTAGCATAATTTTCTTAATGATTATATATAATGGCGATTGCAATTGCTGGTTTGAAAGATTTATGTACTCCCGCTTCTTTATATTTGGTTTTATCTGTAATAGCGTTAGCGGTTATGTTTTTCCAAAATATAGGTAGCGAAAACATTTATTGTTTAGGCGTTTACCAATGCGATGTTTCCAGTGTGTCGCTAATTTTTATTATTAAGATACTCTACATTTTATTCTGGACTTGGGTTTTGAACCTAATTTGCAGAGCTGGATATTCTAGTGTATCATGGTTTTTGGTATTGTTTCCCTTTGTTTTATTTTTTATTTTAATTGCGGCTTTCCTTTTGTCTAAGCAATAATTTTAATGGTAATATTATTTATATGAAATAATATTATTATGAACCGACAACTAGATGTTAAATTATTAAATAGGCTTCCTATGGATGTTATAATGAATCATATTTTACCATATACTTATTTGCCCCAACATCCAAAACTTATGATGGATGTGCGTAGTTTTTACTCCGATTTTTCCATACTTGAAAATGCTTACACATATGATTTTAACTACGACGTGTTAATATACGATTTAATATGCTTTTGCAATCGTTCGCGCATACCTAGTTATAATATGCATAAATGCTTTGGTAAAATTCTAAACCGAATGTTCAGAATGAAAAAATGGTCGTATAGTAGATGTAATAATTTTGTATTTATTGTTTTTCATAGAGATGTTATATTAAACCCTGAAAGGAAAATAAGATTCTTATGGGGAATTCTAAATCCAAGAGAAAGAACTTTGTTTATTAATAATTATGTCATTGAAGATGATTATGTCTAATTAGAATAAAACAAAATTACGCAAAAATGTTTTATAAAATGGGGGTAAATAACTATTTTCCGCAATTGGAGTTCTTATCCATTCTTCGTGTTTTCTATCAAATAAATCCATGTTGTTATTAATTCGCACATTTATTTTTTCAGTATCTGTAAAATTTACATTGTTAAATTCTTGATGCGAGAAAGTCTCTATTTTGTTTTTTATAAAACTAGCGTCTCCAAAATAGCATAAATGCCAACCACCGTTATTTATGCTTGGACAATCACAATTGCGAATTTTATCACAAGAAAATCCTAGTTCGTTAAACGCCTTTATCGTCACTATTCTGCAGGGCTCCCATATATTTTTATGTTTAACGTTTAAATTATAATAGTAAAACCCCATTTCTAGTTTATTTACGTAAATGCGCATGTCTCCGTTTTTAATTTTCATTAATGTTTCTGGGTCTGGAATTTCATCCAAATCAGCTATTGTAAAAACATCATCATCTGATAATTCCAATTTTTTTAATCCGCGAGATATACAATCTCTTTGAAAACGTTCATTTAACCATTGATTTTTTTCGTCCAAGTTAATGTTAGGATATTTAAACGGGAAATCTTCAACTATAATGTGGAGTATTTTATTATTAAACTTTTCAAATAAGTGTTTATTTTCGTCAAAGTATAATTTCTTTGGTTTTCCCACAAACGTATGTGTTGATTCAATTAACACAAAATAATCTACTACTTCATTTAATATGGATAATCTATAGTTTAAAAGTTCAAGTTCGTTATAAAAAATAAAACAATCCACTACCTTTTTACTGTTAAACTTGCTCATTATATAGATTTTATTATTTTATTTCTATGTTTCTTTATAACATATAATATAATATTTACAATAAAAAAATTGTAATCACAATAATAAACCACAACTGCTTTTATCGTAACAATTTAGTCATTTATATATTATTTAGATATTGTATAAATAGTTTATTCTATTTAAAATGTCTCAATTTAAAAGACCATACAATACTTTGTTTAAACAATTAACTTATGATAATTACTATTTGAAATCTCAAAACAATGAATTACGTAGTGTTATTAACGTATTAGAAGCAAATATTTCACAATTAAACAGATTTATAATGACTCAATATGATTTATCATTTAATGTGATGGAAAATCTTAGAATCGTAACTTTTGATGGCTCTGGTTCTGTAATATCATGCATTCATTCTGATGGTTCTGGTAATTTTATTCCTTGTACTGAAATGTCTGGGGGGTATTTGCCATGTGTTTTGCCACCTATGTATGAAAATGCAATGCCAGAAAATCAAGAAGTTATGGGAGATAAAATTTCAAAAACACATATTTCGGATGCTAGTAGAGATTTCCCTTACGATTATCCTTATTACGGTTATAGATATCCTTATTTTAGAAACCCTTATTATGGATATCCTTATTACCCGTATTTATATGATAACGATTATTTATATAGAGGTATGGACGCATCATGTGTTAATATGCAATCTACGAAACCAATGCAACACCAACCCCCCCAAGCTCACCCTGCTTTAATACATGGTCCAAATGGAACGCATATCCATATCCATACAAAGTAAAAAATTGATTATTAATGTTATAAAATATATAAAACAATATCGCTATATTTTATACCATGAATCCCCAAATCTCTAATTTATCTGAAATCGGAGATGCCTATAAGTTTACAATCAATAACATTAATGTAAGTTTAGCAAACGCTATCCGCAGAACGATTCTCTCTGATATTCCTACTCTAGCGTTTTATACTGAAACCTACAATGATAATCAATGCAATATCCAGGTTAATACGACCCGTTTGCATAATGAGATTTTGAAGCAGCGACTTAGTTGCATTCCAATCCACGAAAAAGATTTGAATATTTTGCCTGGCGCTTATATTTTGGATTTGGATATCCACAATAACACAGATGAGATGATTATTGTTACTACTGAGCATTTCAGAATCCGCAACAAGACCAATGGCAATTTCCTATCCAAGGATGAGACCAGACGCATATTCCCGCCATGCCAAAAGACACAACAATATATTGATTTTGCTCGTGTTCGGCCAAAGATTGGTGATAATATTCCAGGCGAGCATATTAAATTGACAGCCGAGTTTTCAGTTCATAACGCTAAAGAAAATAGTATGTTTAATGTTGTGTCTAAATGTTCTTATGGAAATACCCCTGATATGAAGAAGATTGATGAAGTCTGGGAGGAACATGAGAAGAAGCTTAGGTCAGAGCAATTATCTGTTGATGAGATTGACTTTGAGAAGAAAAACTTTTATTTGTTGGATGCTCAGCGTTATTATGTTCCGGATAGCTTTGATTTTGTAGTTCAAACTGTTGGTGTCTTTGAGAACCGTGAGATTATTCAAAAAGCATGTAAGGTATTGCACGATAGATTAATCAATATGATTCAATTGATTGATTCTGATGGCGTTCCTATTAACAACAGTGAGACAACTATGGATTACTGTTTTGATATTATTCTAGAGAATGAGGATTATACTCTCGGAACTGTGTTGCAATATGTTCTTTATGAGAAATATTACATCAAGGAGAAAATCTTTACCTATTGTGGTTTCAAGAAGTTTCACCCTCATAATGATGACAGCACACTTCGCATTGCATATGCACAAAATGCGGATAAGAGAATGGCTGCACAGCATTTACGCTTTGCGTGTGTAGATGCAGGCAATGTGTTTAAGAGAGTATTTGATATGTTTGAGAAATAATATTCGTTTAGTATATACGCGTTCAAAAAATTGAATGAATATATCTTTTTTATTACTCTTACTAAGTTACTCGGGTCAAATGCATTGTTTGAAAACTATTAAAAATAACTGTTGTCTTTTTAGAAGAAGAACTGCGTCTTCTGAAACGAAACCCTACAAAGAAATAGCCGTTAGACAATTAGATGAATATTTAAATGATGTTGAATACAAAGATACAACTGCGTTTATTCCACCAATTGTAGCTGGTAAGGTAATAAAAGTTTATGATGGAGATACTATCACTATTGCTTCCAAAATTCCAGGAACAGCATTGCCTATTTATAGGTTTCGTGTTAGACTTGCTGGAATAGATTCCGCAGAAATAAAGGGGTCAACTGAGGCAGAAAAAAAGAAGGCAATTGAAGCTAGAGATGCTCTCCATAATTTGATATTTGGCAAAATGGTTGTTCTACAAAATGTGGGTACTGAAAAATACGGCAGAATCCTAGCTGATATTTATATTGAGAACTTGCACATTAATCAATGGATGTTGGATAATAAATATGCAGTTCCGTATGATGGTGGAAAAAAAATGCGTCCGTCAGAATGGGATAATGAAATTTAATTGTTCTTTATATTCGTTTTATAATAATATCTGAAAAATTGAATTAGATATTATTTTTTATAAAGTATATAAACACGATAGACATGGAGAAGAGATTGAATACTAAGATTGAAAAGTACGTTACTGAATTCAAGGATAGTATTCGTACTAAGGTAACTGAACTCGGTTTTCAAGAGAAGCCACTTGTAAATGAGCTTTTAGAGTATATTTATGATTATGAGCGTCTTAGTTTGGCTAAGGATGACTTAGTAAAGCGAAAGCGAATCAAGAACGCTATTCCAGTTAATAATAGGTGTAACGCAAAGCGAGCGAATGGAGAACAATGTACTAGACGTCGTAAGGCAAAATGTGAGTTCTGTGGAACTCATATGAAAGGAACTCCGCATGGATTCTTTCAAACAGATGAAACATCTGAAAATACAGTTCAAAAGATGGAAGTGGTCGCCGAAGATATTTGCGGAATTGTTTATTACATTGACAAGTTTAACAACGTATACAAAACAGAGGATATTTTGGAAGGGAAGCAAAACCCAAGGATTATTGCAAAATGCATAAGGAACGGTGGTAACACTACTATTCCTGAGCTTGGACTAGTCTGAACCTTTCGTTACTTTAAGAACTATGGACTCTTTTACTGTTTCTTCACGATTGTCTAAAATAAAATTATTAATTTCACTAGCCTTTAGCACATCGCCTTTATAATATTTTGATAGGATGTCCAACAATACTTTTTTCGTTATTGGTTTCTTAACGTTCTTTTTAGTATAGCATATCTGTCCATTATTAATATCAAAACAATCTATCTCATTCTTTTTCATAGTTTCCATTAATATAGTTGATGTTTTTCCTTTTTCTGCTTTTCTTAGTTTTATTTCTTTTTGTAGCCTACGAATGTCGTTATCTAGTTTAACCCAATCTTTTATAGTTTTAACAAGCTGTTCTTTTGTTTCCATTATCATATATAAAGAATATATTTTTATATCTGATTATTTAGTAATTTTTAACTGGATAATATATATCAATTATATAGATTATGAATATGCAATTTGTTAATAGTAGATACACCATGAGAGCACAAGTTTTGAATACACAACCTATTGTTTCTATGGTGCCTTTTGCGAGAAAGAATTATAACAATAGACCTAATATTCAACCTCAACAAGTGCAGGTACAAACAGTTCCTCAAAACAATCCTAATAAAATAAGATGGGGTCCTCCTACATGGTTTCTTTTCCATACATTAGCACATAAGATTAGAGACGAGCAATTTTCTAAAATTAAAAATGAGCTTTTAACAAACATTATAACAATATGTAGAAATCTACCGTGCCCAAAATGCGCTGAACATGCAACCGACTATATGAGCAAAATTAACATTGGGGCAATTCATACTAAAGATGACCTTAAAAATATGCTTTTTAAATTTCACAACGATGTTAATGTGAGAACCGGAGCGCCTTTGTTTGAATATAATGATTTGCAAAACAAATATAATAGTGCAGTGACCATTAATATTGTGCAGAATTTTTTCGTATATTTTAAAGACAAATCGTTTAATGTTACAGCAATTGCCAATTCAATGCATAGGGAAAGAATAACTAATTCGTTAAAAGAATGGTTTCAAAAGAACATTCAATGCTTTGAACCATAAATATTGTTGTTGCGAACAATAATATTTATTATGCGGATGGCGTTCCCATATTGGTAGACAATAGCTTTCCATTTTTATAAACGGCGCACTTAAACGTTGATGCTGACGGTTTGCTACAAACTTCCTTATTGTTTACGCCTGCAAAATATTGCAGGCTTGTGTTATGTGTCTCATCAATTATATACGCCCATAACCAACCAAAAAATCCAGCAAAAACAAGTGACGCCAATAATTGCCATACGGTGTAGCAAGAATTCTTGATATTCCATAAAGCATCAAACACTATAACTAATGGGAAAAACACTAGGGTTGGAATGTTTTGGTTTACAAAATCGTATGTAATTATTGTAAATAATAGATATGCAAAAGTGTATCCAAACACAGCTTGACCTAGTGGTAGTTTTGAAATGTCAGTTTGTCCAAGCGATATCATGTTGCATATTTCTGGTCTTGATTCTGGGTCAATTGTTGGTAAAAATGTCATTACATTTCCTATAGCTACATTAACAAAGCATGCACATAACAATCCTACCAAATATACTAAGCCTTTGAAATCTTGATTAAATATGGACGATAGAGCAAAAAAAGATACAAGTACAAATGGTGCTAAACGTAAAAATAAATAGGTAAACGATATGATGTTCAAATCCATTTTTCTAAACTATACTAATATATTATATTCGTAGAAAGTAATTATGCGTCTGTGAATACATACTCAAAAACTTCTTTTATTGTAGAGACCTCTATAAATTGAATATCTGCGTGTTTCTCTTTTTCGTATTTCTTTTTCCATTCATTGTATTCTTTATTGTTTGCCTTTGGATAGAGAAACGTTGTAATACCTGATTTAATTCCCCCCAATATTTTTACATCTAAACCACCTATTGCTGTTATTTCTCCATTTAAGCTTATTTCTCCTGTCATAGCAATTTCGTTTTTTATTAATTTTTTATTTAATAAACTATATATGGCAACTGTAATTGCTGCACCTGCTGATGGTCCATCCTTTGATATACTTCCCTCTGGGCAATGTATATGTAACCCCTGGCATTTTGTCTCTTCAAACTGTTTTAACCATTCTTTTTTAATAGAGTCGCTTGTTAAATTCCACGCTAACGTCTTGGCTACATTCATGCTTTCTTTCATGACATCACCTTGAAGACCTGTTAAACGCAAGTCTAAGAACGTGGATGATGGAAAAAACAATGTTTGAATAGGAATTATCCCGCCTCTACCAAGAGCATTTGCCCATAGACCATTTATTATTCCTACTTCGGGAGTATTATGGATTCGTTTCTCATTTATTTTATTGTATTTAATCAAATACTTATTTTCCAAGTTTTCTTTTGTTATAACGATTGGTAACTCAAAGCTTTCACTGCATGAAGATTTCAATATATTCAAATTTATTTCACCAAATAAGTCAAATAATAATTCTTTTAATTTTCTTACGCCTGGTTCTACAGTGTATGAATCTATTATGTATTCTATCATTTCATCTGATATTTCTACAATGTTCTCAAACCCCATCTTTTTATTAATTTCTGGTAAAATATACTTGCGAACAATTACCATCTTTTCATCTAATGATAGATTCTCAAATTTTATTCGGTGTATTCTATCTAATAAAATACGGTCTATTTTTTCTGGGTCATTATATGAAAATATAAATAGCGCTTTGGATAAATCAATATCTATTCCTGAGAAATATTTATCTTGAAAACAATCATTTTGTGTAGAATCTATTAAATGTGTAAATATACCAATGATTTCTTTACCATTTTCTGTATTGCTTACTTTGTCTAATTCATCTACATAAATAATAGGGTTCATGCACTTGGCTTCCATCAATATATCTACTATTTTACCCCATGTTGAATGCACATAAGTGTATCCATAACCTTCTAATGAAGAACCGTTGCTAGACCCACCTAATGCTATAAAAGAAAATGGCCTGGATTCTCCTTTATCATCTTTTAAACAGTTAGCCAATCCTTTCTTGGCTAATGATGTTTTTCCTATTCCTGGAGAGCCTTCAAACCCAAAACAGTACCCCGTTTGTTCGCCATTCATCCATTGAGCAATAATTTTTAATATTTGGTTTTTTGCGTGACTATGACCATATATTGATTCGTCTAGCAAATCAACGACGTTTTTCATAGCAGATTCTATGTTTGAAACGTTTGTATTTATTGCTGTAAACTCGTTTTTGGTTTTAGTTAAAGACAATGGTGAAGAATAGTTTAATTGGTCAAATATTTCAATAACCATTGAATCATTGGACCTATTATTTTTTATGTATTCTAATATGCGATTTGTATTGTCTTGCTTACCAACATTAGTTAATGCGTGTTTTTTCTCACCTTTTGATTTTTTAATAGAATTTATATATTGAATAACCTTGGTTAATTGTTTATTAGAATTTTTATCAACGATTTCCTCCATATCGCCTAGAACTTTTTCATTAATATACGCGTTAATTTTATTGATAATGCTAACTATTTCTATATTTGAATACTTTTCCTTTTTGATTATTTTAAACTCTGGAAATAGTTGTTCTATTAATGTTAATGCGCGAATAAACCATTTATTCATTTCTTTCATTTTTTTTAATATGGGTTCTTCGCGATAAATACCAAATGGGATTTTTATTAATCCTTCCAAATATTGTTTGGCTTTTGTACTTAGTTCATCTGGTTTGCCCTTTATTTCTTTTAACTTCGCCATCGCCTTTTCTTTTACTGTTTCGTTAGCTTTTAATAAATAAATTTGCTGCTCCAAGGATACTCTATTGATGTCGTATTTTTGCATCATATCGTTTGTGTATTTTATCGTATGTTTTACGACATCTTTAAAATACATTTTAATCTTCCATGGTAAACTTTCATATAGAAAATTAAGGTCACCTCCTACGGAATCAATAGAATTTGCTGTGATTAAATCGTATAATAAATAACATATATACTGTATCTCATCGTCTTTATTATAAACTAATAGATTTATTAACATGTTGCGTTGTGAATAAACGTCTAGTTCTAAAAATTTTTTAATAGTTAGTTCTAATTTAGTTTGTTTAATAGAGCGCGTTTCTGTAAAAATAGCTATCATTTTTTTGCGCACATCATCATTGCCAAATATTAATATCTCTTTTAATGTAGTTGTTTCAATTATGCGAAATAGAACTTCTTTTTCTAATTCTTCTTGACCGTTTGCAATACTACGTATTTCGTGAATTCTGTTTTTAATATAAAGATTTGTGAAACAATTAATATGTATGTCATCTATTATACCGTTTATTATCAGGGTTTTTTTACTCTTTTCATTTTGAATTACAACCCGTATTCCATATATTTTTTGATAAAATGATTTATTTGATCCATCTGTGTCAAAACATTCAAATGTATTTGAATCCTCAATCACCACATTTTCTTCTGTAATTTTATTAGAACAAGTCGTATTGTTGTTTATGCTGGTTGATTTGTTCGGTTTCCAATGAACCACTTTATATCCAATAGGTTGAATATGGTTTTTTATTATTTCGTATTTTGCGTTTAGTATTGGGTGTTCTATTTTCATGTTTTTGAATTCTGACCCAAAAATTATGAACAATAAGTCCTCTATGCGCTTTGTGCCAAATCCGCATATTATCATGGATAACTTATCTATTATTTTTTGTAATGAATCTATGATTTTTTCACTGTTTTTAGTATTGTTTCCTCTCATGTGCTTTGCTATTTCGTTTGTTTTTTCATATAGTTCAGTTAATACAGAAATTGATAGATTCGCATCATTATTACTAAATATGTTATGTTCTTTATTGATTCTTATTGAGCTTATTGTGCTTCGGATTATCTCTTGAATATATGTTATCTTTTCCTCAATAAACCCGTATAACTCATTATCGTCTGTTTCTTTTATTGCGTTTTTTAGTTTTAAAGAGTTCTGCGTATCACTCTTTTTGTCACTCATTAAATATGGTATACATTTATCTCATATAAATAATGCTGTATGACCGTGTGAAAATAGTTCTACGGTAAAACTGTATTTACAATAATAGTATATTTAAATGTAGTTTTATGATAGCAATTTAAAAATAAAATAAATATATTTTTATATGGATAGCAATATTTTTATATGGCATAAAGATTATATAGGTTATAAAAACGATTCAAATATATATAGCGATGTTGTTGTTCATACAGGAACAAATATAAAATGTGAATGGCAAAATGTAATGGCAATAAAATATATAGACAATTCACCAAGAGTACTTGAAAATATAAATCATTTTATTCATGGCCACAAATGGGGACCAGAATATAATCATAAATATAAAATTTTTGATAATTTGTTTAGAAATTATAACTCCATTTTAGAAGATGTGAACACCGAAAACTTAACTTACTATAACCAGACTACATATTTTTCAATGTTAGACGCATTTTCATTTTCCAATAGTGGTCACAATCTTAGTGATTTTTTGAATAGGGTTTCTTACATATTGTATAATAATATTAAAAATGTTATAATTTATAAAGGTTACAAAGAGACACATAATTTCAAATTAATAAATCTATTAATTAGTGATTGTGTTTTTTATGAAGTTGATTTTGATAAAATATATAAATTTAAAAGTCTAATCGTTGTTAGACCAATAGTTTTCAATATTTTATTGCGTCAACCATTAATAGAAAGGTTGAATACGATTATAATTGAAAAATATGCTAACGTTTATGATGATTGCAAAGGTAAAAAAATAATATTAATGAAAACACACAGAAATAAAAACGTAATGCTCGCAGCTACTCAATTTAATTGCGAAGATTTTTTATCCAATTTAGAAAAGAAGGATTATTTGTATGTTATACCAGAAGACATTGACGTCTTTAAATTGGCAATTTATCTCTTGTTTGCTAAAAAAATAGTATATTCAACTGGTTCAATATTATATACAAATAAACTATTTTTTAATTATAACGCAAAATTGGTTTACATGTGTTTACCTGGACAATTGAATTCATGCACGCATAAAGAATTATTAGATAATAGTTTAGTAATTAATACATTACATAATGTAGATAATTATTCTGAAATAATAGAACAGATAGAAAATTATTAGATTATTATAAAGCTAAAAAAATACAGCTTTATAATATATATGAACAATGTTTTGGATGAGTACAATTTGCTCATATTTTGGAACTACAAATTGAATAAATATGCATACATGGAAAACTACCTACATACTCTTCACTGCATATTAAATCAAAAAAATTATAAAATATTGGTTTAATTAATGAAGCTTTATTTTGAATGAGTAATAAATATTTACAGTTTTTTGCTAACGTTTCAACAATTTTAGAATATATTTCATCATTTGCAATATGTTGTAAAACTACAGACGCATATATTAAATCATATTTTTTAGATAATATATTCGGTATCATTTCTACATAATATATTTCATTATACCCTAATTTATTAATATATTCTGAATAATTTTTTTCATAATTTAATAACTCTAAATAATCAACTTGGTTTGAATAATTTTTTAATAAGCTTAAATTTCTTCCTAGACCAGCTCCATAATCTAAAACTGTAGAAATATTTAATTCAACCAATTTTTTATGTATTGAATTTGCTAAATTGTCTGGTTCAAAATTATCTGAACCTACAATTAGTTGTTTCATTTTCACAATATCTGCTGGATTATTTTGCCAATCAAAATAAGTATCATAGATTGAACGACTCATATATAAATATATATATATGATTAATTCTAATATTACATATTGATTTTTCTAATAATTATGTAATGTTCTTTTAACATCTTAAAATAATTCTATTTAAAGAATAATACTGTTAATTTACCATAATATGTCAATAGCTATAGTAGGGTATACTGGTTTTGTCGGTTCAAATTTACTCCAATTTTATAAATTTGATTACTTTTACAACAGTAAAAATTTTAGCGAAGCGTCTAATATGACGTTTGATGAGTTGTATTTTTGTGGCGTTCCAGCAGTAAAATGGAAGGCTAATAAATATCCTCAAGAGGATATAGATGTTATAGATAGTATTAAAGAGATTTTAAAAACTATAAAGGTTAATAGAATAGTGTTGATTAGCACAATTGACGTATATGAAGATGTAGATAGAGAATATGCAGAAGATTATGACTGTGATTGGGTAATAAATCATCATTATGGTCGCAATAGGTATATGTTTGAGTATTTCGTAAAAAACCATTTTGAAAATTACAATATAATTAGATTGCCGGCTCTATTTGGGAAAGGATTAAAAAAGAATGTAATTTATGACCTAATAAACAATAACCAAATAGATAAAATACCAATAAATTCATTATTTCAATGGTATGATTTGAATTGGTTAAAAAAGGATATTGATTTGATTATTCAAAATGATATTAAAATATGTAATTTATTTACTGAGCCTCTGCGTACTAGAGAAATAACTAATCTTTTTCATTATGAAGCAAATAGTTATTACAATAATGAAAAGGAAATGATTTATAATTGCAAAACTAACTACGCATCACTGTTTAATTGTGACGTTTCTGGATATGTTAGGAATAAGGATGACGTTTTGAGAAATATAAAATCCTATATTGAAAGCGCACATATAAAAAGTAGTAATCTTTGTGTTTCCAATATTTGTATAAAACATATTTCTCAGTTTCAATTTGCTTGCATATTAAAATTATATGGAATTAAAAATGTACAGATAGCACCAACTTCGCTAATAGGTGATTGGAAAAATATTGACACTCTTGACGTTTCAATGTTCACAGAAAATGAAATAAACATTTATTCATTCCAATCTATAGCTTATGGTTTAAATGACTTGAATATATTCACTTCAAGAAGTGAAGAGTTAATGACACATTTAAGAAAGGTTGTGGATTGCGCTTCAAGATATGGTGTAAAAATATTGGTTTTTGGTTGTCCACGGAATAGAAAAATTATAGATATTGATGATGACAATGATACCGTTTTCATTAAGTTTTTTAGAGAGCTTGGAGAATATTGCAAAGAGAAAAACATTATTATTTGTATAGAGCCAAATGCAAAAGAATATGGTTGTAACTATTTAAACAAAGTAGAACACGGCGGTGTTATTGTTAATAAAATAGACAATTCTAACATCAAATTAATGGTTGACCTAGGTAATATTATTATGGAAAATGACGATATATCAATGGCACGCAAGTATTCAAATGTTTTGTATAATATTGATATTGCGCAACCAAAAATGGCAGACCTGTCAAACCCAGACGAATTGAATTCTAGTTTTGTAAATATTATAAAAGATATAGGTTATAATAATAACATTAATTTGGAAATGATTTTAAATGCAGAAAATAGTGATATTGAGTTGACATTATTATCACAATCATTATCTAATTTTATTCACTTATATTCTAAGTAGTCAAGTACGAATTTTTCAAATTTGAAAATTCCGTATATTTTTCCGCAGTTTACGCTAATTACGTTTTTTTCTATTTCTTCTATAATTGCATCTCTTGAATCTGATAATGATATGGGTTTTGTTTTTTTTGATAAAAAATATGAAGTGTATACAAAATCTTTATTAAAATCTTTATAATATTCTTTTATTTTGTTCTCCATTTTGTCTTTTAATTTTTCAATTTCTATGTCGCTTATAACATATTCTTCTATTTCTCTATACTTTGAACTAGATATAATTGGAGTATATTCTACATCAGTTAATGTATATAAGTTATTTGATATGTCTCTGGGATATAGAGATGAAAATTTTCCATCCATTATTGTTATTGCATTAAATTCTGTATCTCTTATTTTTTTATATACCAACGAGAGTGTTAGTTCATAGGTATAATATTTTTTAGACAATCCTAATTGATTATATGTGCAATCTAATAACAAATCGCATTCATAAGTGCTTTTATCAGTAGACACAGTTATTTTGTTATTTTTTTTTGAGTATCCTAAGCATTTTTCATTAAGTAAAACGTTTATTGTTTTAAGGTTATTT